TTTTTTAACTGCTAGAGCTGGGCACCAGTATCTCCCACACCGGGTCCTTAAAGGGGACCAAGCTTTACCGGAACAAGAGTACAATAACCGTTTAACCGCGAAGTCCTACTCGACTTCATGGGCAAACTGATAGTACCGTTCGTCCTCGAAAACATATTGTCGCGTGTCGAGGATAAGACGGTCTCTCAGCTCATCCATGGAGTAGAGCCCAATATCATATTTCGCCATGATAACTTCCTGGAATTCATCATCCGACAAAACTATATCTTCACCAAGGATAGCATGATAAACGTCATCAACTGAATTAACGCCCTGTTTCGCGAACCAGGTTAAATCATGGAGGCGGAGACCTTGGATGGACACGTTACAAGCCGAAAAACGGGCAAGGAAAGCATCACGCATGTATGCCACATGCCGAAATTCGTAAGCGTACGAGAGGGACTTGCCCGCCATGTACTCATCATCACTCACATCTTGATTCCGGTTAGCACGAGCGTTAAACCGGAACAATGCCTTACCAATGAGTGGAATCATACAATGTCGAGTCCCCCACGGAACGAAAAAGCGGGACAAAAACGTTAAATCACAATAAAAGCGACGCTCGTGGGCCTTAAGCCTCATCCCAGCGTCGAGACAATGTTTTGTCCATGCCTGGCAGCAAACGCCTTTCTCGTCTGTACCTGCGGCAATATCATCACCAAGAATGGCAACACGGGTGTTTCTAACATTTCGGAATTCACAGAACGAATACCATAGACATAAGTTCCAAACGCTGTTTCGGCCAGTGGTATCGGTGCCACCGGTGGCCAATTGGTGCTGGATTGTAGCACTGATACCATAATCGTATGAAACAACTTTGAACTGTCTGGAATTCTCGATGTAGAAACGCCGGAACCAATAAGGGGCTCCACAACGCTTGAGCCAGTGTGCAAAAATCTCATGAACGTCAACCAGTTGGCTTCGGTCATTGGCGCTAAAATCCCCTTCAAAGTAGCGGGACATACCGTACAGATCCTCAGAAATTTCTATGTCCGTCTTGGTATACGCCCAAATGACCTTCCCAACAACTGGGTCGGAGAACGTGTCTAACGCGCAAAATAGCCGCTTATTGAACTCATCCATAAGCGGACCTGTGAGGACGTTGTATTCGTCAGAACCCACGTAAATAACGCGCGGTGCCCATGATGGATCG